GCATCACAACCAATTTGCTCATCGTGTTGGCACCGTTGATCCAATATTTGAGCTTCGCAAAGTCCCCTTGGCTGAGCGGAACCGGATGGCCCGCGTAGCAGCAGCCTTCTACAGGCACCTTGGACTGGCCTCCAGCAACACTGCCACGCTGATGGATGCCGAATCCACTGCCTATGCATACGATGGACTGGCACGAGCCACAGCCTCATGCCCAGCCCTCAATGCTGAGGAGTTCGAGGAATGGACCGGGCACACAGCACCCGACACGTTCAATGATGTCGTCGTCAGGAAATTCCTGATCGCTGGGTCAGACCTCATCGACGCCATTGGCGCCAGCAAGGATGACCGAGCTGCCGCAGCAGAGCGTCTTGAGCGCCGGGGTGAACGGATCACGGCGCAACGCCTAATGCAGGTTGTTGAGGACATGAAAAGGGAAGCCAGGCACGCCAGAGATGCGACATGTGAAGGTGTTGTGCCCGCCGAGACGGACATGTCGGCAGCACCGGATGAACCTGGGGTTGAGGAGTCGAAGGAGGATTTTGGCGCCGCCACATCGCAAGTAAGCTCGAGACAGACATCACCGGCACCTGTTGCGAGCGATGTGGCCGAGGAGACTGGTACGAGCCAATTCACGCTGCAATTCAGCGACCCATCAGCTTCAAAGCAACCGGAGCAATAATCAATAAGGCTCCACGGTGCTGCCAGGCCACAGCCCGCACAAGGTTCTGTGGTGGCTTCGTCGCTGTGGAAGACGCCCAGGAATTGAGGCTTGACCCCGATTTTTCTGAAGCTTGGGGTGAGGTTGTTTGTGGCCCATCCCGCCAGTTCCTCGGACAGGAACTCGGGGGGTTTGAGCGGCCACCAGCAGACTTCTCTGAAATCATGAAAGTGACAGTGCGCACTGCCTACAAGAACTGCTACAGGTATTCCGAGTTCAGTGATGAAATAATAGAGTTTCAGCATGGGCAGCTTGAGTTTGCCGTAGCTGCCTTGCTCATATGGAGTACCACCCCAGTGGCACACTACGTGCTCGCCCGCCGCCCCTTGCACCGCATCCCCCTCAACAAGTGGGAACTGACGCTCAAGCCATGGCTTACTCGCGTCCGGTTGTATGGCCGGATCAGCCGCGACCCCGAGGATCAGCGAACCCTCGCATGGGGCCTGAGGAAGCTGATGGCATTATCCGGGAGGACCAAGAGGGAAGCCGATTGGGACACCGAGAGGCGCGATAGGACGAGGCCCGCAGTTGCCAAGAAGGCTCTGGGCCCTGATGGAATGTTCACCTACCGCCACTTCATCAATCAGAGAGAGCGCACCTTACAGGAGGTTGCCTCTGTTGCGGTCAAGAATCTGAGCTGGAGGCCTGTCTTCCTGGAGAAGTGGTGGAAGCAACGTTGGAGAATGTGGCCCAGAGGAAGCACTTCTGGGCACAAGGAGATCAAGGAGAAGCTGCAGGGGCTGAGCGATGCACTTGATTTCCAGATGCGGCCCACCAAGAAAACCCTTGGAGAGACGTTGGATGTCAATGACCTCAAGGAATGGCTTGGAACCTACCCTCGGTGCATTGCCAGGACGTCTACCAAGCATGAGCCAGGGCACAAGAACAGAGCCTTGTTCGCTCAGGATGACATTGGTGCTGCGATCGCCGGCTTCGCATCGGATGGGGTGGAGCGCAACGTGCAGTATGCCGGCATGGTGATCGCACAGATGCCGAAGGATGTGCAGGAGTGGATTGGGTTTGAGGGAGAGAAACTCTGGCGCGTATCGAATGACTTCTCCAACTTCAACATACTGCACAGCCTGGATGCATTAGCCAGCGTGTCGTTGAACATGGCTGATGCATGGCTCAAATACTGGAAGGTCACTGGAGATCGGCAAGGCGTGCACAGGGCCTACTGCG